CCGAACGGCGTTACGCCCGGATCAATGGCCGGGAAGGCCTCTTCGAGGCTGCCATACGCAAATTGCACTTTGTTCAGAACGTAGTCTTGCACGGGTGCTCCTCCGCTCAAGGGGGTTAAAGGTCAAAGGCCTTTCGCTCGCTCTCCGCCACCGTGTCGATCAACGCGGTTTTGGCAAGCTCAAGGCCCGCGTACATGCCGACCACTTTTCCATACTCGAAAAGGTCTCGGCCTTGAGGCTGTTGCAGCGCATCGCGTGCCAACTCGGCCTGCGATTGCTCCAGTCGCTGCAGCAGGGTCTCAATTCTCATGCAGGTGTCTTAGGCATCGACGGCACCTTGGGCATCTCGCCCATGGCCATCCGCTTGTGCTGCTTGACGCCCTCGCCCCTCTGGGCGACTTCGCTGCTCTTGGGTGTGTCCTTAGCCATTGTCGGCCTCCTTACGGTTGCGGGTTGATGCCTGTGCCCGTGGACACGTCAAACCTCTCGCCCGAGGCTATTTCCGCTGCGGCGAGCTGCATCGCGGTTTGATTGTCCTGCAGGTTCATGGCCATGCGCGCGTCCAGCTCGGCCTTCTTGCGCTGGTCCTCGCGGTCCTGCTTCATCTGCTCAAGCTGCATGTCGATCTGCGCCTTGGCCGCCTCAAGCTGCATGCGCTGCTGCTCAAGCTGGCCGTCGGCCTGCATCTTCTGCCCCTCGATCTGGGCGCGCTGCTGGTCGCGCTGCTGGTCGCGCTGCAGGTCGGCCTGCATCTTGGCCTGCTCAAGCTGCATGTTGGCCTGCATCTTGACCTGCTCCATCTGCATGTTGGCCTGCATCTTCTGGCCCTCGATCTGGGCGCGCTGCTGGCTGTCCTGCTGCTGGATTTGCATCTTCTGCTGCTCGATGGCCAGACGCGGGTCCTGCGGCATGCCGGGCTGCTGCAACTGCTGGATGATCTGCTGCACCTGCTGGATGACGGGCGGCAGCGATGCGAAGACGCCGGTCGCCTGCTCGACGACGCTCTGCGACGCCTCGGCCAGCATGCGGTCGAACGCCTGCCGCGCCTCGGGCGTCTTCAGTTCCTTCATCGTCTTGGTGACATCCTCGCCCGCCTCTTCCTCGGCCAGTTCCAGCACCGACGAGACGTACCACAGGGCGATGTGCTCCTTCAGGTGGTTCAGCATAATCGGCAGGTAGACCGGCGCGATCAGCGCGTTCTGGCCCAGCGCCGGGTTCATCATGTACGCGAGGTGCGTCTTGAGGTGGGCAATGTGGTCCTGCGCCGGGAAGGCCACGACCGGCCGACCCATCGAGGCCGACAGGTTCTCGTTGACCGCGTTCTGCTCCTTGGGCGTCGTCGGCGGCAGCAGGAGCTTCTCGGCGTTAGGGATTTTCAGCGTGTCGAGGATGCGCTCCTCGACGGCGCGCTGGTCGTAGAGCTGCGGCAGCGCGGCCGCGCGCTGGGCGACCGCCTGCACCTGTGCAAAGCGCTGCGCCTCGCTGAAGATGTTCGGGTCGGACACCGGCACCACGTCGAGCGGACCTTCGAAGTCCTCGCGCGTGGCCAGTTGCTCGCCGATCTCCTCCTTGATGTCCTCGTCCTCAAGGTACATCGCGTTGAGGCGGTGCAGGATGCCGAGCAGCTTTTGCATGCTGTTGTGCATGCGGGCGTGGATGGCGCTGAACACGACCATGCCCTGCTCGATCTTGGCCAGCGTCGTGCCGACCGGCGCGTTCGGATTGCCGTCCGCGATGTCCTCCATGCTGGTGCGGATGACCGCCTTGCCGGCATCGACGAGGAAGCCGAGCAGGGAGAACAGCACCGGCGACGGCTGGTTGTACGGCAGCGGCATGATCAACTTGCGGATGTCGTCCGCCGCCAGTCCGCCCTCGATCTCCATCACCTGCGTCGGCTGTATCTCAAGCGACTGGCCGCCCTTGCTGCCGCCCTTGAGCTTGAGCATCGTTTGGCTGTTGCTGATGTGCGCGCTGTCGAGGAGGGCGCGCAGTGCGCCCGTCGCGGCGGCCGAGATGCCGCCCACCATATGCGGCAGGCCGATGGGGTACGCGCCGCGCCACGGGATGAACGGGAACTCGACGAACCACTGCAGCTCTTCCTGCGCCTCGTCCAGCTCGTCCCAGTTGCGGTAGATCGAGAGCACCTTGCTGGTGACCTTGTCCACGCTGATGATGTAGGGCAGCGCCTCGCCGTCCTCCTCGATGTCGGCCGTGACGTAGATTTCGTAGACGGTCCGCAGGCCGTCCTCGTTGTAGCTGGTCTCGGTGCGGCCCTCGATCTTGTTGTTGGCCTTCTCGGCCAAGCTGAAGTCAGGCTCAAGGGTGACGGGCGTCAGGTCCACGTCGCGGTACATGCCGCGCTTGACGCGCTGGGTGTACTCAAGCTGCGTCAGGTACTGGACGTGCGTCTTGCGCTGGGCGCTGTAGAAGTTCGTCGCCGAGAACGGCAGGTACATGTCGTCGATGGCGACAAACAAAAACTCCGGCCGGTTGCGCGCCTCGTGCCAAGTGGTTTTCATATACTGCGCGCCGCCCAGCGGCACCTGCGTGAGGAGCTGCTCCAGCTCGGCGCGGAACTCAGGGCTCTGCACCGTGAGCTGCCAGTTCATGAAGTCCGTCTTGCGCTTGGCCTTCTTGAGCTTTTCGACGGTCGGCTCGCCGGGGATGAAGTCCTTGACCGGACCCTGCGGCGGGAACAGTTCCTTGATGGCGCGGGCGGCGAAGTCCACGCACGCCTCGGTCAGCATCGGGTGCACGACCTTGGTCGCGCCGTTGAACTGCGCGCCGCCGGGCGCGTCGTCGCCCAGACCGGTGCGGCGCAGGCCCTCCTCGTACTGCTCGTCGCGCTTCTTCCTCGCTTCCTTGTCCTTGCCGATCAGGTCGAGGTAGTCAGCCGCCATGGTGCTGAGCTCGCTCTCGGGCATGGTCTCGGCGAGGTTGGCGTAGAAGTCGTCGGACCGCTCGTCGGCATCGTCCAGCTTGACGATAGCGCCGCCGTCCTCAGTGTCGATGACATCGGGCTCTTCTTCCTCGGGCAGCACAACCATTTCTGGCAGCTCGTCCATGTCGTCCTCGTCCATCGCTCGCCCTTCAAATAGCGTACGGGTTGCTGATCACCTTGGGAGGTGGTCCGGTCTCGTCTTTTTTGGCTTGTACCGCATCGAGCAACCTCTTGTCCATCATGAGGCGAAGCGCCTGCGTGGTGCTGTCCACGTAGTCGTCGTGCTTGATGCTGTTAGGACCGGTGTAGCTACACAGTTGGTGCAGCAGCGGGTCGATCCAGTTGCGCGGCTGGCCGGGGTGCTTGCTGCTCTCGGGCAGCCAGATCATCTTGCGTGCGAAGATCGGGCTCACGATGTGCAGGCGGGTCAGCTTGTCGGCGCGGCCGGGGTTGTAGGCGTAGGCCTCCAGCCCCTCGCGCTCCAGCATCTGGCGCAGTGAGATGCCGCTGCCCTTGTCCTCGATCAGCAGGATGTCCGGCTTGCGGCCAGAGGTCAGCGGCTTGCTGCTGCCGAACATGGGCTTGATCAGCGCCGTGTCGCCGTCGTCACCGTATGAGATGTTCATCTCGCGCCGCACCCGGCGCAAAAGATCGGGCATGCCGAGGTGCGCGTCCCAGCAGTCCAACAACATGACGTTGTTGCGCTTCTCGTGGTGGAACACGCCCCAGACGGTGCAGGCCGTGGGGTCCGGGTCGCCGCTGCGCTTGTCCACCGTGGCCTCGGTGAAGGCGGTGTCGAGCGACAGGATGACCAGCTCGAACTGCGGCAGCGGCTTGTCGTGCGGCCACAGGCGGAACTGGCTGCGCTTGACAATTCCACCCTCCTCAGGATCGACCAATTCTCCCAACGCCTCTTGACGAAAAATCACTGTTCCTTCCATCGCCATGATCTGGTCACGGAAGGTCGGCGCGAGGTTGGCCATGTTAGACATGCTGGTGGCGCGCGTGATGGTCACGTCTTTCCCGCTGCGCGCCACGAGCTGGCGGATGAGCTGCTTGGGCTTTGGCGTTGTGGTGGCCACCATGCGCGGGTTCTTGCCGAGGCGCAGGGCGAACATGATCATCTGCCACGCGTCTTCGTCATAGGTCCACGCCGCCAGCTCGTCGGCCCACACGCGGTGCCACTGGCCGCCGCGAAAGCGCTCAGGCTCGGATGCGGGGATGCCCTTAATCAGCGAGCCATTGACCAGCACGATCTCAGACAGCGAGCGGTTGTGGTCCTTGATCAACTGGTGCGGTATGCAGTTCAGCAGGCCGCTCTCGCCCTCGAAGCAGGTGTCGCGGATGTCGCCCAGCGTCGGCGCGGTGACCAGCGTTCGCGACCCCGGATCGCGCCAGCTTTCCCACCAAGCCCACTCCGCCGCGCATTTGGTCTTGCCAGCGCCACGGCCGGCAAGCAGCAGCCATGTACGCCAGTTCCCCTCCGGCTCGATCTGGTGCGCGTGCGCCTGCGCCAGCCACGCCATATGTTTGTCGTAGGCCAATCGTTCGACGGCGGGCAACTGCGCCCGGCGCTGGCGGGCAGCGGCGAACGTCGCTTCGATCTCGTGGCTCTCAGCCAGCAAGGCAGGCCCCATCACTCATCGGGCTGTTTTGCTCGTGCTGCCCGCTTCGCGATCTCCATCGCCTGATCGAGGGGGTCAATGCTGCCCTCGATCCGCATGACCAACGGGTTCTCGTCATCGCCCGCCGAGGGCTTCTCACGCCAACGTCCGCGCGTCTTCAGGTAGAAGATCATGGATGTCACGTCGCCGGCCATCGCCTTCGCGTACAGGTTGCTGGCGATGTTCGCCACGCCGCGAGCGGACGCCTCATCGAGTTCGTCCCGGTAGTATTTGGCGAGGGTTTCGATGCAGATGCCAAGCTCTGCGGCGATCACTTCCTGCGTCGTGCCGACAGCGGCCCACGTCCGCACCTTAGCGCGAAGCTCGTCCGTCGCCTCATATGGCGGCCGACCCATTTTTTTATTACCGATAATGTCATCGGCCATCTGCATGCTCCGCTTCGTGGCAGGACTACCAGCCCACAGCAGATAACACCCAGCCGGCCGAACGACAAGGGGCGGCACTGTGGCCGCCCCCCGGTGGTGTTAGCCCTCCGTGGTTTTATAGACCGTTTCAACCCACGTCGAACCTTCCCAGCAACCGCTTTCCTTGCCGTTCCACGAAAAAGCCGCAATGCGTGCTTCGCGAGCGGTATCAAACTTAGCGCAATCACCTTTGACAACTCCGTCAAATGCCAAAGCGTAAAGCCCGTTTTCAAAACGCGTTGTGCTAACT